CTGCCATGCATCCATGTCGTTTACATCAAAACATAATCGACCGCCCATAACGTACATCCATTTAGAAACTTCGGTATCAAAATTCTGGTAATCGAGAACCGATTGGAAAAGGGGTGTTGGTATATCGATCCAATTTTCGACGTGACTATAGTCCGTAAACTCTTTATCAAAATATTTACAACTTACGATAGTCTGATCAAGATTCTTAAATTCACGTGAATCGTACGTATAAAAGTTTGATTCGTAAAGCCCAGTTTGTGCAGACCATTCTTTACCTATAAAAATACCATTTTTAAACGACCAAACGTGTCGATTTTTAATAATTTCAGGAAACTGCATATCTTTACAATTTGTTAAGTGTCGTATAACATCGTTATATGCTGACCCTCGACTCGACAAGTTTTTCCAGAGTTCGTACCGTGTTTCTTTCTGTGCAACACCATAAACATACTCCTGTATAGTCTCAACTTGTTTCCACGCACGTGTATCCTGACCGTCTTCCGTCTTGATCTGTGTACAACAGTACCCCTTGTATCTTTTAACGTTCGTTTCGTAAAGGTTTTGTAAACAGGCGAGTATGGCTTGTTGGTACGGTGCTAATTCCTCTACATTTTCCATTGTAGAACACCTAAAAATAGATGGATCTGATTCGGGGTTTATAGGTACATATGTTGGATTATTGATACGTTCGTGTATACGCGCCGCCCTAAAAATAATTTGCCACGCATCATCAACTTGATCGATGAGACGATTTATACGCATGGATATTTTCATATCTTCATCGTCTTCTACATCTAAAAGTTTTAAAACTTCAGCTCGGTGATACATCTGTCCTAACTGCATTTTTAATCGCTTATGGTTTCCAGAAACAAGTTCAACATCAAACCGAACGGGTACCCCCGTTTCAGGGTCGAGATCCTGAGGATTTATAAAGTTTTTGTATCCGAGTTGGAACGAAATCATACTATTATTTGTGGTATTGATGTCCCACATATCTTCCAATTGGGATAGAAGGTGCATAAACTCTTCGGGGTTGAGTGATTGAATCTGGTTAGACCACATAATAGCACTGGATTCGCGCTGGTTTGATTCCAAACTAATGAAATGTGTTTCTTCCATTTTCTTCTATTACATGCGGATTATTTTTCTAAGTTAATTTTTTTGCATATGAGCTAGCATTTTAATAAGAATTTTATTTTGAACTTCCATTTGTCTCGAAATATTTACCAGAGCAGAGCATACGGTATCACCTTCTTCGGTCGCGAGTACGGAACTTAAGAGACCACCCATATCCATCATATATCCTTCATCGTCATCTTCTAACATTTCCATATCTTCGTCTTCGTCTGATAATTCGAGCGTATCTTCTATTACAGGAAGATCGCCGTCCACTGTGGATCGGTCATCCTCGGAATTAATTTCCGAGTTTTCGGTTTCAGTTGGTTCAAGAAGGGTTTCTTCTTGATCGGTCATTTCTATATACCAGGAAAAATTGACCCGGGTTTTTTCGCGGGTCTCACCCGAAAAAAAAATCTCTGTCTATAGTACAAAAACAAACACTATGGCCGGAGGTCTCATGCAACTCGTCGCCTATGGCGCCCAAGATGTCTACTTGACTGGTAACCCAAAAGTCACTTTCTTCCAGGCGGTTTACAAACGCCACACCAACTTTGCGATGGAAAACATCGAACAAACTGTTAACGGTACTGCCGCGAGCAACGGTCGCGTTTCCGTCACGATCGCCAGAAACGGTGATTTGATCGCGGACATGTACGTTGAATTGAGAGCGAATCAAGCGTTTGACGCTACCGAAGATGCGTGGGTCGCGGAATCTGCTATCAAGGATGTTGAATTGTCCATCGGTGGTCAAAGAATCGACAAGCACTACCAAAGATGGTGGAGATTGTACGCTGAATTGTACTTGGATGAATCCGCGAAGTTGAACTGGGGTAAGATGACTTCTACTTCCAAGGACGAAGCGAAGGTTTACTTGCCATTGATCTTCTTCTTTAACAGAAACCCAGGATTGGCCTTGCCATTGATTGCCTTGCAATACCACGAAGTCAGAATTGACTTTGACTTGGCGTCCACTTTCAGTGCCAACTTTTCTGCCTTCAAGGTTTGGGGTAACTACATCTACCTTGACACCGAAGAGCGCAGACGATTTGCGCAAAAGGGTCACGAATACTTGATCGAACAAGTCCAACACACTGGT